AGTTCCTATTGTTCCTTCAAAGAAAATATTTATTAGATTGGATAATTGTGGTTTACCAAGAATACTTCCTATCGGTATGAGGGACGCTATCGTTTCCTTTAACGTCGCGCCTCATAAGGATAAGAATAATCTTGTTACAGCAATATTAACTGCTGTCTCTATATTTAGAGTAATGCCTACCAAGGTATTACCTTCCTTAGATACTATTACTAGTAACTTTACAGGAAGATATTTCTACCTTCGTTCTTCTCTTTTGGAGAAGGTAGTTAATAAATTAAATATAAAACACATTCCTTTCGTTTTAAAGAAACCTTCTATACTAATGGGTAATAAATCCTCACCTAATTCTTATAAAAGCGGTTTAGCTTCTGTTTTAGATGCTTTCGCATTTTTACATGAACCTAAATTGTATTGAGCTTTAATAAAATTCAACGGTACTAGGGGAATATGAGTCAGTATTTTACTAACTTATATTCTTATTAACCTAGGTTGAATATATATTATTTCTCTTTACCTTGGCTTTAAAAAGTCTGAGATGGGATCATTGTCCGTTGTATATGATCAAGCCGGGAAGGCTCGAGTCGTAGCGATAACTAATTGATGAGTTCAAATTTCTTTGAAGCCTCTTCATGACCATTTATTTAAGCTTCTTTCAAACATTCCTTATGATGGAACATTTGATCAACTTGCGCCTTTTGATTCAATATTAAATAATACGAATTCTGTAATGCAGTTAAATAAAGGAAATTTAAACAATAAAAGCAGTTTAGATCAAGAATCCATTGAGAGTAATATATCTAAAGATATAACTCTTCATGGTTTTGATTTATCTGCTGCTACTGATAGACTTCCTTTAACATTACAGATTCAAATTCTTAATATTCTTTCAGAAGGACTTGGTGATAAATGGCGTGATTTATTAGATATCTCTTGATTATTTGATAAATTACATTATAAATACACCGTAGGGCAACCTATGGGTGCTTATTCTTCCTGGGGTATGTTAGCTTTTACACATCATTGTATTGTACAATATGCGTATAAACTAGTATATCCTAAGTCAAAAGCAATTTTTAAAGATTATGCAATTTTAGGAGATGACGTCATGATTAAAAATAAGCTAGTAGCTAATTCTTATTTAAAAATTATGACTGATCTTGGATTAGAAATTTCTTCTCAGAAATCTATAATCTCGGATATCTTCTCTGAATTTGCAAAGAAATTAAAGGGTTATAACGGCATTGATATTTCTCCTATCGGTCCTAAATTAATTTTAGGATCTTTAAGATATGAATATCAACTCATTAACTTGTTTGTTGAATTAATGCAACGAGGACTGGTGCACATGAACACCTTTTTTGAGGTTTTATGTGAATACCCT